TTGGTAGCCGCGCGTGCTGAGGATGTCGTTGGCAATCTTCGGGGCCTTGCCGTTCTTTCTCTCGGTGCCGATGCTGCCGGTCGACTTCTGCGACTCCTTGCTGCCGCCCGAGCAGTAGGGCGGGTCGGTCAGCAGGATCTCGGGCTTGTTGCCGTCGAGCAGCAGGGCGCGATCCTCCGGCCGGGTGCAGTCTCCGCAGAGGACTCGGTGCCGGCCGAGGATCCAGAGGTCGCCGTACTGTGTGACCGACGCGGCCGGGGCCGGGATCTCGGCTCGGCTCCTTGGTGTGCAGCGCCTCAGAGAGAGCCGTCACGATGTTGCCGTAGTCGTCCTCGGTGTAGCCGCTGAGCATGAACGGGATCTCGCCGGTGTCGATGTCGGCGAAAACCTCAGCGAGCATCTTGTTGTCAGTGGTGGCGAGCTCCGCGATGCGGTTGTCTGCCGTCAGATCGGCCAGCTCCTCAGCCTCGCTTGCGTAGTCCTGATAGTCGACCGGGGCGTCGGTCAGGTCGTCGAGCTGCGCGGCCATGAGACGGCCGTGGCCCTTTGTGACGAGCCCGCTGCGCTTGCTGACAGTGATCGGAGCACGCCAGCCGGTCGCCCGGATGATAGAGGCGAGGAGCTTGATCTGCTCCGGCGGGTGCTGGTTGGGGTTCTTTGGGTTGGGCCGCAGATCCTTCAGCGGGACGATGGCGTCGTGTGCACAGAACACAGGGACGCTGCCGGCGTATGCCTTCGGCGTGGCCGTGGTGCCGTACTCCTCAATCTCGGGGCCGGTCTGCGGCTGCGGTTTGTCTTTTGCCATGTTTGCCTCCTTTCAGCCTTCCGCTCCCTCCGCAGAGGTCGCAGGCGACTCGCGTGTCCTCGACGCGGACGGTCGGCCCGTTGATGTACCTCGCCATCTGCATCGCTTTTACTTTTCCAGATCCGAGGCATTTGGGGCAGACGCCCCCGGCTGTGATGCCGGTGTTTATGATGATCTCATTCACGGGCTCTGCCTCCTCTCTTGAACTGCCCGGCCTGCGGGCAGGTGGCCCAGTGTGGCCGGTATCCGGCGTCTGTGGTCTCAGCTCCGGGCACGATCTCGCAGCTCACGACCTCGCCCCGGGTGGTGACGATCTTGTCCTTCCCGCCGGGCGCCGCCTTATAGTAGACCGGCGCCGGATCGCACGGCATGGCCTTCCCGGCCGGTGTCTTGATCCAGACGATCGGAGCGCCGCAGCCCCGGCAGGTTGCTTTATTCATTGGCTACGCCCCCTTTCTGCCTCGCGGATCATTCCGTTTTCGACGTATCTGGTGTGCAGCCTTCCGGCCAGCCGTTCCAGTTTTGCCTCCTCGATCTCCTCGGTGGAGCGGTGGAAGATGATGCGGAGCTGGTCGAGCATGATCTGGACGTCTGCCATCTCCTCGACCGCGTTCTCGAGCGCGGCCGCGGCTTCCGCTGCACAGCTCGCGCGCTTCACCTTGCAGATGGCCTTTGTCAGCTCGGCCATTTCCTCGACGGCCATGTCCATTTGTGCCGGTTCCCCGTAGAGCCTGATTGCGTGCTCCAGCAGGGCCCGGCGTGCTTCTGCGTCCATCATTTGCGGGCTCCTTTCAGCAGCTCGCAGCAGAGCACGACCATGAGGCAGATCAGCAGGATCCCGACGGCGATGACGGCCGGGATCCAGAGCGGGGCCAGTACCCACAGCCAGCTCCAGTTGATGACGCCGGTGAGCTTCAGGACGATGAAGGCGACGGCGAGAAGGCCGCAGAAGCCGATCCCGCCGGCCGTCGTGTTGTTTCTTTCGTTGTTCATGTATTACCTCCAGTATTATTTTCCGAGCCCCTTCAGCGCGCAGGCTGTGCAGGCGGTTCGGACGTCGGGCTCCAGTGCGAGGATCCGGCGGGCCGTGTCTGTCTGCCAGCACTCAGCGCCACAGACAGGGCAGGTGGTGGGCTGCCAGTCGTCCGTCGGAGGCTCCGGGACGTTATCGCGCAGCGGCATGGTGAGGATCCCGCCGTCTCCGGGCTGGTGGGGCGAGAGGATGGGCTCAGGCTCGTCGGGGATCATGGTGCCGAGGAGCTCGTTGTACTTCTTGAATATGGCCTCCGACGCTGCGCTCCAGCTCTCGCCGTGCTCCGTGTCCTCCGGGGTGGCGACGTGGGCCAGCTCGTGCGCCAGCAGCTCAGGGGCGGCGCTGATGGGTGCCTCGGCCGAGATGCAGACGATCGGCGTGCTGCCGTCGTCTGGAAAGATGGTCAGGCCGTAGGCGGTGCCGTTGGTCTCGTCCCGCAGGTCGGGGACGTACTGCGCGACGTACTCGACGCCGGGGTAGAGCTCAGAGAAGGCCCGGGCCACGATGGCCGTCGGGTCGTTGATGAAGGGCGAGGCCATCGGGCCGATCTTCTCGTACTGCTTCAGGGCCGTGTAGGTCTCGCGCAGCATGGCCCGCACTTCGTCCTTCTTGATGCCGTTGATGGTGGGCCCGTTCAGGATCAGGTCGAGCATCCTGTCGCTCCAGTCCTGCATCAGGTGGGTCTCCGGCATACCGCAGCCGAAGGGCACGACGTCGACCTTCTCACGGGTGAGGGTTTCGTATTCTTTCACGGTGCTGCTCCTTTCAGAAAAGCCGAGCGGGCCGGAGCCCGCCCGGCGCTCCATTTACTGCATGACGACGACCTTGCCGGCGTCGATCAGATCGCCCATGTTCTTCAGGAAGTAGTCGGCGATGTTCTTCTTGGCCTCGAGCTTCCAGATGCCCCCGTCAGCCTCGAAGAAGCCGATCCCCTCGTCGGGATCCACGCGCAGCAGGAACTCGCTCTCGGGCTGCTCCACCTCGAGGAAGGTGCGGAACGGCCGCAGCATGACGCGCGGCTTGATCTCAATGAGTGCGTTGAGGGCGACGCCCTGACGCGCCTCGACGGTCTGCGTGACGCCGTTGTCGTTGGTGCTGACGCTGTTCTCGTTGGTCATGCGACTCAGCAGGTCGAGCAGGTAGGCCGTGCCCTCGTTGGGGATGCAGAGGCTCCGCAGCTCGATCAGAGCTACCTCGCGTCCTCTGAAGCCGGTGCGCAGGCCCGGGGCGTCAGCCTTGGCGCGGTAGAGCGTGTTGCGGGAGAAGTCGCTCAGATAGGTGGTCATCACCTCGACGGTGTCGTTGCTCTTGACCTGCACCATGATGGTCGTGCTGACCTTCTCGAGCTCGGTGCGGATCAGCTTGCAGATGCTATCGAGTCCGCTGACGCTGATGCAGTCAGGGCGGTCGACGTGCGGCGGGATGCGGGTGAGTGATGCGTCGGCGTAGGTCTGGCCGTTAATCTCGAAGATCTTGGTCTCCTTCAGGCTGACGATTTTGTCGATCATTTTTGCGAGCATTGTATTGTCCTCCTTGTTCTGTGTTGTGGGTGTTTATCCGTGCTGGACGAGCTTCAGGAGTTTCGGGGCCTCCTGCTGCGTGCCGTCCATGTTCATTTGGCCGGGCACCTGCGGCACCATCTCGGCGACGACGAGCTCGCCGTTGCCGTCAGAGGTGACATAGAGGGCCGTGGCGACGGGGTTGGTGGCTGCGAGCGTAGACTTGGCCGTCACGGAGACGCCGATGGTGCGGCGCTCGTCGTCCGGGGTCAGCTCGATGGTGAGGGTGATCTTGCGCTTGGCCGTGGCCTTCGTGTTGGGGTCGAGGATGTTCTGGATCACCTTGTCCATCTCATAGTCGACGCGCTCCTCGAAGGCGCCGCGGGCCATCGACATGATGCTGTCGCGCTGGTTCTGTTCGTTCATGGGGTTTCTCCTTTCTTTTCAGGTGGCCGATCCGAGCGTCATCTGCTCGGCCTCGGTCTGGTTGTCTGCGTAGGCTGCGGCCGTCTGGCCCGTGGGGCCTGAAGGCTCCGCTCTGGCCCACACGGCCTCGGTGGCGTCCGAGCGGGTGGCCTTACGGCGGCCGACCGTCGTGAGGATCCCGATCTCCTTCAGCTCTGTGAGCCGCGGGGCGACGTAGTTGCGGTTGAAGTACGGGATCCGGCCGGCTGCGACGAGCTCCTCGGTGATCTCGCTGGCCGTGAGCTCACGGTTGCCGAGGGTCTCGAGGATCAGGCGGCAGCGGGCGGCCCGCTTGGGGAGTACGGCGTCATAGCTGCGGCGCCGGGTCTCTTTGGTTGTCTGGTTCATATGTTTCCTCCTTTCCGGCCAGCTCGACGCTGTCGG